ACCAGAAGGTTCATTTAAATCAAACTGCTCAGTATCATATGGTTCTATATTGACTCCAACATAGGTTTTAACACTATCTGGACTCATAACTCCAAGTATTGCAGTTGTTAGTGTTCCGACAATAGTAGTTGGTCCAATGCATAAAATCATTTCACATTACCAGGTGATAAGGATTGGAAAATTTTTGAGCAGGCATCAATAGCATAAGGGGCCCCATACACTCCAGAAAAGATATATGAGATACCTAACTTAGAACAATATAGTTCCAGTTCCTGACATTTTGTTATGTCGCTGGTACTATGATCAATAATGATATCACCCTCCTCAAGTAGAGGTAGCAATTCATCAAGTGTATCTTCTGCCTTTTGCTCTGGAAGCGTAATCTGAAAGATGCCAGGAATTTTACCAGCACTGGTAAATTTCTTATTATCAGTTTTAACTGCTCGGACAAGATACTCTATTGAAGTTACACATCCACTAAGGTGTCCTGCTTCATATTGTCCACAGGCATTCTCATAGTTAGTACTACTGTAACCCCAGACTTCAATACCCTTAGCAAGCATACGGCGAGCCATACCTTCACCAGTACGACCCAAACCAATCATTCCAACTCTCATTTAATTGTCTCCTCTAATGCTGCCAAGGTATCTAAAGGAATCCATGATGGGTATTCATCTTTAAATTGTACTTGGACTTCAGTAATTACTTTTTGGAGATCCCTCCGATAAGTCTTTCTTGTATTCTTTACGTAAGATATTGGGTTAGACATCACACTCTCCGCAATACTGCACTTTCAGATCTGCGGCGCATCTCACCAGCTAATGATGAATACTTATTATACATTTTGTCTCCCGCAATATAATTATGTTGCCTTTTTTCTAATGCTTCTACAATAAGTTTGTAATCTTCACGGGTAAAATCTGGAAAATAGTTTTTCATTTACTCTTTTGATCTAGTTCTTTAAGATAATCAATCCACCATTGTGGATCCTTTTGCGTTTTCCAGTTTGGTACTGGGATACCCCTCTCTACAGTGTAATAATTATAGAGAACTTCATCTATAGTCTGTGCGATTTCCATATTCCTCTTCCTCATCGTCAACGTCTGCATATGCATCTGCCACGAAAGGTCCTCTTGTTCGTGATGGTTCTCGTCTAACATAGTCGGTTTCTGTGTTTACTGCAGACACCCATACAGCGAGTTTCATAACAATAAAAATCAAAACAAGGGGTGTAAAACAAGCAATTAGAATGACTGGATTCATTTTCCTCTATATCTTACAGGATATGTTAACTGCATCCATGCGATTAGCAACATTGTAAAAGCAAATACGAACAGTGTACTCATCATTCTACATGAAGATGTCCAATCATGCCAGCCCCCTGATGAGGACCACAGAAGAAATCATAGTCTCCAGCATCAGCAAAAAGAATATCTTGCGATTCACCAGGAGTAAACATCAATGATTCTCTAGAAAGATCTGCTCTACCCTCAACAATAATATTATGTGGGGGCAACATTCCGTTTACGAAATGAACTGTTTCACCAGCAGTAATACTAATATTATCTGGATCGAATACAAGATTTCCATTGGAACCCATTGTTACGTCTACGGCGTATGCAATCCCAGGTAAAAATATAATCATTGCCGAAAGTGTGGCAACGATAACTGCGCTAATAAACTTCATCATAGTTCATGCAACTACACTATCTATTATAGGCAAGATTTCCTAAAATGGTGTATGTTTTGACTTCGTGACTAAGTTAGGATTAGCAATCATTAAAGACTGAACCGACAGTAGATCCTGCTGCAGATCCCAGTCTACCACCCAAAAGTGATACCCAACCAGCCGCTAACCATCCAACGTATGGAATGCCAATTACAGCAGGAACACCAACTCCAGCAGCAATACTACTTCCTGCCATTGCACCTTGACTCCGTGCTCCAGCGTCCGCCACGATACACTCTATGTCTTTTGCAGACTTTCCCTCGCCGTCTACAGCACCTCCTAGATTTCTAGTGCCATCCATAGTGTATTGATCTCTGCGCCACTCACGGCGACTTTCATTACCACCACCAAACAATCCTCTCTTTTCTTTATCTAATGATAAAGATTTTTGTGACTCAAGAACAGCAGGATCGTTTGCTTTATATTCTATACTATAACCTTCTTTACCTGCCTCTACCTTATACGAGGAATAATCTCCCCTCGGGAAATTAATAACTGGTGCTTCTGACACTTTGGTTGCTGTAATGATGTGACCTAGAACACCGATGTGTGCTACGGCAACAACACCACCAACTCCTAATGCAGTCCATTTAAAGAAGGTCATAAGATTATACGGTAGGTTTTACAGGTGGTTCATCATCCTTAGTGATGAACTTGATTGGTGCTTGCTCTACACGAATGGTTTGAGCAGGTGCAGTTTGTGCTGCAGCAGCAATCAATCTTTCCATATCTGCTTTACTGATGCCACCACCAGCAGAAGATCCATTACCATTTCCATTGCCACCTTTCTTTGCTGCCTGAACACCAAAAGTCGCGAGCACCCCAGTAAAGACACTCGCGATAAAAGTTGGATCTAGTTTCTGCTCAGGGATACCGAGTACAGGTGGTAACTGGATGTACGCCAGCGTGAGTATTCCGCCACTCCAAACAAGGATGCCAAGCCTAACAAAAGTAGACAGAATATCAAGTTGTTCTTCTTTGTCACTTGCTGCCTCCTTCATTTTTCCAAGAATACCTTTTTTCTTGGGGTCTTCCTTCTTAACTTCTTCGGGCATGGATAGAAAGCCGAGGCAGTTTTATTTATGGTTTGAGTGTGTCAACAGTTAGTTTTGTTTTGTTTATAGAGTTGTATTGATTACAGAGAACATCACTTGATTGATGTTCCCATTTGTGATACGCATCTTTGAGAGACTTGAAGTAATCTTCACCATTGAAATCTTTCATTTCTTCGGCAACAATGGCTTTGATTAACACATCTCTTGTTAAATGTGTCATATGTAAATGCTTGTTTTCCAACAACAAATTTTACATTACAAGTCTAAGGATTATTCAAAAATTTATCTTGGGTGAGTACCTGGTTTATCTTAGGTCTTATTATTTATTAATATAACCGTTTTCAACTAGGTATTTACGAGTCAGTGGTGTAGGAGAATATGTGTTCCACATCTCACCACCAGCACATGCTGCAAGGGCATTCATAGTCATGTTTTCAGTACGTCCTGCCCATCCTGCTTCTGCTTCCCAAGGTACAGCAGAATCAGGATAGGTACGTTCTGCTAACACCCGCCAGATCATTGGAACTTCATCCTCTGGTTTGATAATAGCAATCAAACTGTTATCAATCGTACCTGCCATACAATCTTGTGCAGCGTGCCATCCTTCATGACGCATGACCATCATCAACGTGCCAGGTTTACCCATAAAGTTCTTATTCAGAAAGAAGTTATTGGATACAGTATGGTAGACACCACGATGTCCTTTAGGGAAATACTTTTCATCAGCAAGAAATACTTTAACACCTACTTGGTTCAATGACACAAGCATATTGTTAAACTCATTTGCCACTGGAGTAAATTCTTCAGTATTAGGATACTGAGAAGAAACGTCTATGAGGGAAAATACTTCTTGTACATTATCAGTACACTCTTGGAGAAGCATACATCCCATAGAATGCATGGTCTTATGTTGGTTCTCTTTAAGAGAGTCTGCAAGTACAGGAGTAGATAGTGTTGCTGCTGCCAGCAAACCCATAATAATTTTTTTCATATCAGAAAGAAAGAGCAGGTCCAGTAGTTGTGGGAAGTGGTAGAGCACCACCAGTAGCATCAGGAAGTTCTGGCATTGCAGAATCCATCATTCCTGGAAGAGCATCAGTAATTGCTTCTGCAGCTGCAGATGCAACTTGAGATTTGATGTTCTCAACAATAGAATCCTTATTGAGATATAGTGCAGTACCGCCACCGACGATACCTGCAGTTCCTACAAATGATAGGACTGCTAAAACATTAATTACTTTTTGCATAATAAGCCTCGTAGTATTTGGTAATGCCATTACAGTTTACATTACCTTGAGATACCCAGTCATGGGCACACTCGTATATAGATTGATTAGCATACTTTGATTTTCTTGTTTTGTCAAGTTCGGTGCCATACCTACTTAACAAAATGAGAAGAGCCTGTTCTCTGAGTTTGAGTTTCTCTTTACTATATCTCCAATCATCAACCATGAATGTTCTCCGATCCTCCTTGGAAGTTTTCTGATCCACCAACTGGGTCTAACTGTGTTGTAGTTTTTCCACACTTAGTCGCCATA